AAATGAAAACAATATATAACAAAACCAACAACGGTTGGATTAAGATTGAAAGCGAAAATTGGTTAAAAGAGCATAAAATAGATGGCAGTAGAACAAAATACTATGTAGATAATATTGATGAAGATTATTTAACAATTGCCGTAAAAGTAATCTTTGAAAATGAAGAATTAATAATGACGCTTTCTGATTATTTGTTTATAAAAGAAGAAGTGAAACCAACCCACTACCAACCAATTAAAAAACCACAACCACCAATTTATTAATATTATGAGAAAAGGAACACGAGTTAAAATAGCAAATTTAAAGAACCTTAGCGAAACGTACGACGACATTTACAACCCGAAAGATATGGAAGGTACAGTCGTAAATATGAACGGTAAATACTGCCCTATTGAAGTGCGATGGGATAATGGTATTCGCAATGCGTATTATGAGTATAATCTTAAAGAGGTGGAGGAATGATATTAAGAAGATTAGGCAACAAACAAGCAATAGCAACTGAAATACAAAAGTATTTTCCCGAACATAGATTTTATGTTGAGCCGTTTTTTGGAGCTGGTGGAATGTTTTTTAATAAACCAAAAGTTGAGTATAATTTGTTAAATGATTTAGATGACAATGTTTTTAATTTGTTTCAGGTGCTATTAAACAACAAACAAGATTTCAAAGATTTAATTTATAAAATGCCTATAAATTCAACTCTTTTAAAATATTGGAAAAAAAACGAAGAAATCGAACCGATAAAAAAAGCATTAAGATTTATATTTCTTTCAAATTATACTTATTTAGGCAAAGGAGATACAGTAAAATTTGGATTAGGAGAAAATTCTCAAAAATTAGTTTATGACAAAATAGACTTAACTTATGATTTATTTTTCTGAACGTTGTTTACAAATTTTGATTTTAGAAAACTTTTTAAATCTTTTCAAATAAGAGCTAATGTGTCAAAAGATAAAGTTTTAATCTATTGCGACCCGCCTTATTTAGGAACAAATGACAATTATAGTAATTCATTTAAAGAGCAAGATAGCATTGATTTATTTGATTGTTTACAAGCTACTGGGTGCAAGTTTGCAATGAGTGAATTTGATAATGAGTTTATTCTTAATCAAGCCAAAGAACGAGGTTTAAATGTTGTAGTTATTGGCGAAAGGAAAAACTTAAAAAATCGTAGAACAGAAATTTTAATAACGAATTACGAAATTAATCAAACTAAACTATTTTAATTATGAGCAAAAAGAAATCAATCAATATGCACAAATTTTACTGCCTGATGCAACTACTCCAAGACAATTTGGACGACCTCGAAGTAACAACCCCACGAATGAAATTCTTAAAAGATAGTTTAAGCGAGTTTTGCGAGATACTTAATAATGAATGTGCTAATACTTACACTATTCAAAAGACAACGTACTTTCAAGAGTTGACGAATAAAATTGACTGTTTGATGAGAAAATCATTTAATCCTGAGATGTGATATGAAAGTATTAAATTTATATGCCTGTTTGGGCGGAAACCGTTACAAGTGGGATGAAGTGGCAAATATTGAAGTTACAGCGGTTGAACTTGACCCGGAAGCTGCAAGATTATATCAGGAGCGTTTCCCAAATGATACGGTAATTGTAGCGGATGCACATCAATATTTATTAGACCATTATAAGGAATTTGATTTTATTTGGTCAAGTCCGCCTTGTCCTTCACATTCAAGGATGAGAAAAACTAACACAGGCGAAGGCGAAAGAAAATCAAAAGCTACTTATCCTGATATGAAGTTGTACCAGGAAATATTATTGTTGGAACATTTTTTTGATGGAAAGTACTGCATTGAAAATGTAATACCATATTATGAACCTTTAGTGCCAGCACAAAAAAGAGGTCGTCATTTATATTGGACTAATTTTAAGTTGCCGAATGATTTAGGAGAACGAAAAGCAGATAATTTTATTTATGCAAAAGTTTCTGAATTATGTAAATTTCACGATTATGATTTTACAAAATATAAAGGTAGTCAAAGATTAGATAAAATGGCACGTAATTTAGTTGATTATGAAGCTGGTAAAACAATATTTCAAACTGCATTAGGAATTATTGAAAAGTCAAATGTTAAACAACAAACTTTGGAACTCTAATTTATTTTCATTCTAAACAAAATTTTAACTACTTTTACAAAACGTTAAACGAAGTGGTCAGACTTCTAAACTACAAAACTAATAAAGCTCTTCTGACTGCAATGCTGACCCGTTGCTATCGGAGGAGCTTTTTAAATTTAATTAAATTATGGCAAATATTAATTTACCAAAAATTCAAGACATTTATTCAGATAAATTGTCGGTTCAAAAAGACGATGTTTATATCACTTTAATGAACCAACCGCCAAATCCTAAATGGGTCAAAGAACATCCGTTCATTCGTAATTACAAATACCTACCTATTGAAAGGATTGAATACCTTTTAAAAACTATTTTCAAACGTTACAGGATTGAAATAACAGGACAAGGACAATCTTTCAATGGCGTTTGGGTAACTGTTCGCATTCATTATTTAAACCCTATTTCAAATGAATGGGATTTTCACGATGGTATTGGAGCAAGTCAGTTACAAACAGCGAAAGGAACTTCGCCAGCTGATTTGAATAATATCAATAATGGTGCGTTATCAATGGCTTTTCCAATGGCAAAGACAATAGCAATAAAAGACGCTGCCGACCATTTTGGAAAACTATTCGGAGCAGATTTGAACCGTAAAGATATTATCAATTATGAATTAGATTTATCGCTAATTGAATTAACACCAGAACATCCCAATTGGCTAAAAGTCAAAGAAGCCGTTAAAAGCGGAAATTATACAATAGAACAAATAAGAACTAAATATACTATATCAGATGACAACTTCACAAAATTTCAAGATTAGAGCAAGTGCAAGCGGAAAAATAATGACTTCGCCACGTTCGAAAACTGAATTGATTTCAGAAACTACAAAAACATACGTTAAAGAATATTTAAAAGAATCAATCTACGGTGTACGAAAAGAGATTAAAAATAAGTATCTTAGCAAAGGATTGACCTTAGAAGACGAGGCGATTGATACTGCTATCGATTGGTTAAATTTACCTTTTGTTTTGAAAAATGAAAACTTCTTTGAAGATGACTTTTTTTGTGGAACTCCTGATTTGATTTTAGAAGATGAGGTTTTGGATATAAAATGTTCTTGGGATTGTTTTACGTTTCCTTTGTTTGAAACTGAAATCCCTACAAAGGACTATTTTTATCAATTACAGGTTTATATGCACCTTACAGGAAAAAGTAAAGCAAGGCTTGTTTATGTGCTTTTAAACACTCCAGAAGAACTAACCTATGAGCAACAAAATGATTATTCAAACTTAGATAAAAAGTTTAGGATTAAAACCTTTTCAATTGACTATGATAAATCAGTAATTGAAGATTTACAAAGTAGAGTATTAAATATTAGAAATTATATAAAAACAATTAATTATGAGTAGTTTAAGCAACGTTTACATTAAATTAGAAACACTTGAAACTTTGGTTTCTGTTCTAAAAAAGAAATCCGAAAAAGGGATTAGCATTGATATTTCAATTAATGAAACATCAAATGATTACGGTCAAAATTTGTCGGCTTATATTAGCCAAACAAAAGAGCAACGAGATGAAAAAAAGCCACGTTTTTACGTTGGTAATGGCAAATGCTTTTGGACTGATGGCAAAATTGAAATTGCAAAGAAAAAAGAAGTTCACGAAGCGAAGCCGATTGATAACGGTCAAGTGCCTGATGCAGTTGATGATTTGCCATTTTAGAATTAAAAAAGGCACGTGATTAAGTTTGCGTGCCATTTTTTTTGTATATTTGCATTTGTAGAGTGGAAGCTACATAACAATATTATCAAACCCTTATTAGGCAAGCGACTTCCACCGCCCCTAGTAGGGGTTTTACTTTTTAAAATATGGAAAAGCATTATTTAAAAAAATTAGCTGAAAATGGATTTTCAGTTATTCCGTGTGCTGAAAATAAAGCACCTATCGGAGCGTGGAAAAAATACCAAACAGAAGCAAGAACGCCAGAACAAATCGAAAGTCTTACAAGTCCTAAGTTTGGAATCGTAACAGGATATAATAATCTTGAGGTTATCGATGTAGATTGTAAAGTTTTGTCTTCTTTAAAAGAACAAAAAGAGTTTTGGGATGAATTTATTGGATTTCTTACTGATAATATAGACGAGTTTGACAAAAAGTTTGTCGTTAAAAAAACACTTAACAAAGGGTATCATATTCTATATCGTTGTAAATCTTTAAGAGGCAACACTAAAATAGCTACTCTTAAAGGAATGAAAGAGGCTTTAATAGAAAGTCGTGGAATTGGCGGAATGGTCATCGCTTATGATGATACTTTGTCAAAAATAAATTACCATCAAATTAAAGAAATTAGCGAAGAGGATAGGGAAATTCTTTGGAGTTGTGCGAAGACTTACAACTATGTAGTTGACATTCCAATTGAGCCAAAAAAAGAACCTAAAGAATACTTAGAAACTGAAATTACTTGCTGGGATGACTTTAATCAAAAGACTGATATTTTTGAGATAATCGGAAGCGATTTTCAAATAGTGGCAAATCATAATAAAAAGTACATTATTAAGCGTCACGGTGCGACTTCGCCACATTCAGGATATGTTTACAAAGAGGATAATCGAATGTATCTTTTTAGTACCGGAACGTGTTACCCACACGAAAAACAAATAACGCCTTTTATTGCTTATGCTTGGAAAAATCATAATGGTAATTTTTCAGAAACCGCAAAAGACTTATATCAAAAAGGTTTTGGATCTCGTTTAAAATCAAAAATTAAAGAGTTAAAACAATCAATTTCTATTCAAGAAGAAACTAAAATTAAGATTGAAGATTTAGTTTTTCCTATTGATATTTTTCCATCCGACATTCAAAAATATTTAATCGAATGTAATTCAAAATTAGATAGTTCCATTGAATATATGGGATGTTCTTTGCTTTGGTTAATATCTGTTTGTATTGGAAATTCGATTGATATTGAAGTAAAAAAAGGATGGATTGAAAATGTTTCTTTGTGGATTAGTATTGTCGGAAAAGCAGGACTTGGTAAAACTCCGAGTATTTCAAACATAGTATTTCCATTAATAAAAATAAATGCTAAGGAAATAAAGAAATACATCAAAGAGAGTGAAAAATACGAATACTATATGAATCTATCAAAAAAAGAAAAGGACGAACATAGCGAAGTATTTAAGCCAATTAAAAGCCAATTTATAGCTAACGATATTACACTCGAAGCCTTAGTAGATTTGCATCAAGAAAGTGATAATGCAGTCGGTGTGTTCAAAGACGAATTAGCGGGATGGCTAAAGGATATGAATAAGTACCGAGAAGGTTCTGATTTGGAATTTTGGTTAAGTACTTGGTCTGGGAAGTCTGTAAATTTAAACCGTTTAACTCGTAGGGGGTCGTTTGTTGAAAAGCCTTTTATTCCTGTTCTTGGGGGAATACAACCGAGCATTTTTAACACTTTTTACACCGATGAAAATAAAGACAACGGTTTTATGGATAGGATGCTTTTGTGTTATCCTGATTTGAAAATTGATTATTATAACGAAAATGAAATTTCAGAGGACATTCTAAAATGGTATAAAGAAACTATTATTTCATTTTATGACACGATTAAAAGTATTCTTAAACGTGATGAAGATGGCGAAATAATCCCTTTGACTTCAAAATTTAGTCCTGATGCAAAATTAGAATGGATGCGAATGTTCAACGAAATGACCGATATTCAAAATAACGAAGAAGAAAATGAATATTTAAAGTCAATGTTTCCTAAACAGAAATCTTACATCCCTCGTTTTGCGTGTTTAATACACGTTTTTAACGACTTTTTTATTGAGGGCGGTAATAGCTTATTAATATCAAAAGAAAGTATCTTAAAAGCCGAAAAACTAAGTAAGTATTTTGTAGCAACGGCAAAGAAAATTAAGATTAATTCAGTTGAGGTTGGTAAAATTAAAAGTACTATCGGACAAAATAAAGGCAAATCTGAAAAGGAAAAAATTTATGAGATTTGGAAATCTAATAATAAATTTAATAAATCAGAAACAGCCGAAATTTTAGGAGTTTCACGAAAAACTATTTTCAATTGGGTAAAAGAGTGGGAAATGGGTAATTCTAAAAATTAGCAATTACCCACTTGTTTTCCTTATTTTATAGGGGTTCACGTTAAAAAATGGGTAATTTACCCAATTACCCACTAATAAATTAAAAAAAAATAAAATGAAAAAAATAAAATATTTAAAAATAAAGTGGGTAAATTACCCACTTCCTTTCTAAAGCCTTATAAACATTGAAATAAAATGGGTAAAAGCATAAAAAAATTACCCACTTTTTTACCCACTTAATTACCCAATTACACAATGAAATACAATTTATTACAAAAAACATACGATTTACAATGCGAAATGTTTATTAATGGTTTAATCGACTTTAATACTTTTCAAGTCCTTGAATCAAAATATATCAAGATTTACAAATTATTCACTATTTATCTAAACTAATATGAACAAAGAAAACAAAAAGAGGTTCGAAACTATACCTCAAACACAAACTACAAACACATCCTTCTTTCGTTGGTCGTGAAAACTGCATTCCAAAACCAGACTTAAAAGAAAATGGAGCAAACGCGCTTACAAGATTAGTTATTCAGTGGATTGAATACAACAACGGACAAGCGGAGCGGATTAGCAATACAGGCGTGTACCGTGATGGTAAAAAACAAGTGACTGATTGTATAGGTAGAGTTCGAACTATTGGCTCAGGAATTTGGACTAAAGGAACTGGAACGAATGGAACTGCTGACGTGAGTAGTACTATACGTGGAAAATCTGTAAAAATTGAGATAAAATGGCAGAAAGACAAACAGTCAATGCTAAATATCGAAGAACAAAAAGGAACGATTAAAGATTCAATTATTTCAAACAAGTCTTTGATAATAGTTGAAAAGGATAATATCATAAATAGTCATCAGGAAATTGAAATCAATCTAAACAAATCACTTCGCAAAGAAAAGTCTAAAAAGAACTTTTGGAAGTTGACATCGGGAGCGATATTAATCGGAGCTGGTTATTTGTTGGTTAAGTAAAAGTGCCGAGCCATACAATCTGCTATGGTTTGGCACTATAAAATAAAAGCCTATCAATTACGATAGGCTTTTTTAATCAGCAGTCCCAGACTTTAGTCGCCTTACTTCTCACGATAGTAAGCTACTGATTTGTTTTTATTTAAATTCTAAGTCTAAAGCAATTGCACAAATCCACCCTAAAATTCCAGTCATTTGAGGGTCTTTTGTTACAATCCATTTATCAGCTAAATTGATAATATTTAATAGCGCTACTGATATAAAAATTATTTGTCCTGTTCTCATAATCCTTGTTCTTTTTTGTGGAGTTCTAATAGTTGTTTTAAATCAAATTGTTCATCTCCTTTGCCGTACATTTTATAACGTAAATAAGTGTGATAATAACAATTATTGTGCATCCATTCCGCAAAACCAATCATTAATTCATCTGCAACGGATTCGTAATCTTTTTTAAAACTCAAATCGTCATCGTAAACAATCGGGGCATTTTCAAATTTTTCGTTTAGGGTCATAATCCTATTTGTTTTAATGCTGTTGGGGTTAGTTGTAAAGAATCAAATTGAGCAAAATATTCTACCGTTCTACCTCTTGATATATGGTATCTTAATGCTATTAAATCAAAAAAAACCTCAAACAAACATCTTTCTTTTGCTTTTTGGTACTTAAAATAATTGTCCTGATACGGTTTTATTTCTTCCAAAACATCCCCATCCTCATCACAAGGAACAAACATCCATAATTCTAAAGGTTGTTTAAGGAAGTCAGCGTATTGCTTATTCGTATTTATTGGACTTCCTGCATATTTATCTGCTAAAACAAAATCCACCATTGATATTAGTTTCATAATATTTAATTTTTTAGTTTGTTTCAAAATGGACAATATTCTTTTTTTGGTTTTACAATTAATTCTTTTGCATCTCTTTGTATTTTTTCAGCTATTGCTTTACGAATGAAATCTGCAACGTTTACTTTCCTATTTCTCAACTTTTCTAAAGTTTCAAATTGAGTATCCGTTATTTTTAAAACTTTTACTTTTGTATATTTTATCATAGTTTACAAAATTAAGTAATACTTTTTATAGTATTAGCGAATAGTTATGCGTCAGCTTCGGAGCAACTGCAATTCGAAATTTACTAAGGCGAAGTATAGGTTTTGTAGTTGGTGTACATATTTTATATGTTTAAATTCTAAAGAAGTTTCTTCGTAATTAATGCTAACATCTAAAACAATAATTTTATCTGTTTTGTCAAATCTTAATTCAAATGTATTCTCCTCTATTTTCTTCGTATATATTTTACTCCAGTCACAACTAAAACCTAATTTTATCAACCATTCTTCGGTTATTTCAATTGGTTTAGCTTGCCATTTTTCTAAAAACATTCCAGAAAATATAACTCTATTCTTTTCTAATCCGATAACCTCGATTATTTCTTTTGAATTTTCTTCAATAAAAAAATTTCCTATTCTTAATTCTTTTGCTTCCATAGTTTTATAGTTTTTAATGATTAATATTGTTTGAAAAAAGCCGAACGCATAACAGCGGTTTTGCGAGATTTTCGGCACTTGGTTTAATTTATAATTTAGTTTGTACTTGTTAATTTCTGTCATCAACCGAAGCATAAGGATTTATCTTGCCGAAAATCCTCGCAAAGCCACAAGCGTTATGGTCAATGCTATGATTCCGTTTTTTCAAGACGTTTTTTTAAAACCATAATCGCCAAACCATCCTCCGTTATGCAAGTTTCCATTGAGGGGAAATCGGGAAACAAAGCGACACAATCTTTCATAAATCCTAATGTATGTTCTGATTTTTGAGAAAAACCATCTGTTATTACAATTGTGACAACACTATTGTTTACTATTTTACAAGTTCTTACTGTTCCGTATTTTGATAATTTTGCAACTGCATCCATAATGATATTTAGTTTTATGAACCGCACTAACCATAACAAGTGTTTGGCAAAAAAGCGGGTTCGGTTATTAATTTAAAATCTGTTTTGTATTTGTTAATTTGGGTGCTTAATCGAAAGTTCAGGCTTTTTTAACCACTTCTTCACCAAGCACTCGACCGTTAGATGAAATTTCAGTAAGAACCGCCAATAGTTCTCGGAAGAGATTTTACTAATTCTTGAATTTCATCGCTATTTAGTTTAATTGTGATGCCATTTTTGCTAATTACCATTTTTAATCCTTCACTCCAGTGGCAATATTTAGGCGTATTTTCGTTTATAATTGAGTAAGTTCCAACACTAAAAGAAACTTCATCTAACAGTGGTTTTGACTTATTGCCGTTTTCGGCTTCATTTAATGTTGGTTTTGTACTTTCCATTTTATGTTTTTAATTTAAAGATTAGGTCTTATTTTATCGGCAACATCACAAAGCGAGATAACGTTAGTGGTAATTTGCCAACTCGATAACCCTATTCCAAAAAATATTTTCAACTCTCTTTCTGTCTAAATAAGTATGTTTTTCTAAAAGGTCAAACATCATATCTAAAGCAAGGTCTAAATCACCTGATTTACGAGGATTATCTTTTAGTATTACTTTTAAATCTCTTGTTTCGCCATACCAAAGCAAATCTTTTACTTCATCCACATTAAAACTACCGCTAACACACGATTGTAGTGATTGCAACGACTCGGCATATTTTTCAGCCAATATCATCATTTGGTCAATTTTTGGATACAGTAATGAATCAGGGTCAGGATTATTTTCTATGATAAATTTTGTAAAGCTCATATTTTTAAGTTTAGTTATTAATTTTTTGCAACCACGACAATCGCCGTCCGTTAGCGGAGATGCAACTGATACACACCGACAATTTCATCAACTGATAATTTGTGTGGATGCCTTTCAGTTACATTTCTGTTTTGGTCTTTTAACCAAGCTATTGTTTTATAAAATTGTTCCTCAAATGTAATTGAGTTCCACCAAGCCAATGCACCATCCGCTAACATCCGTTTTGCGTCAGGCGGGGTTTGGTGGTTAATTGTAGGTTCGTTTTTCATATCAAATTTTGTTGTGTGTTGAATGTTTTGTGCTTCGATTTCCCGCCCGAACGCAAAGCGGAGTTCCGTTATAAGCAACTTTACTCAACATTGCGGTTAAAAGTAAAATCGAAATATTCATCGGCATTATTGAAGTCATAATCCTCGTGGTTATAATCAAGTCTTTCTTTGACGTGTTCAATGTACGCACCATATTCAAATGCTTCTGTTATTTGGTGTTTTTCTTTATCGAGCCAAAAGTTTTTTTCTTCTTCTGTAAATTTAGTTTTTAACGAATTTTCAGAACGATTGTTTATCATTTCTAACATTTCTAATATAGGTGATTTCATAATAAAAGCTGCTTATAACAACTGCTATATTCAATAGCGGTTATTGGGTTAAATTCAATAATTTGTTTGTACTTGTTATTTTCGGTCATAAACCGAAGCATTGTTTTTTACTTTTCCGCTACTGAAATATAGCAGCGGAACGTTAACGGCAAATGCTCTATTCTCGTTAATAAGAACCACATTCAGCGTATATGTCACAACTTTCTTCTTCTAATAAATCGAATAAATCTATTTGATTATCTAAAGTTTGTGAATCGTCCGTTATCATTCTTTTGAAATTTTGCGCTTCATTTACTAAATCCTGAACACTTCTATTTTTTCTAAAAAAACGAGTTGGTAAGTTTGGAACTTCGCCACGTTCTGCCATTAATTTTAATCTACTTTCAGGAACAAAATTTTCATACTTTTTTTCCATTTGTTCAAAAAAATCAAATTGGCTTCTATTTTCATTTATCAAAGTGTAAAGTTTTGCGTCTGATTTTTTCCAGCACGTTTTACAATTTCCTTGATAACCTTTTAATTCTAATCTAAAAGGTTGTGAGTTCCACCATTGATTAATTTTTGCTTTGCTCATTGGTTTATCTGAAATTAATGGATAAAGCAATCTTTTTTCTTTTCGTTTAGCATTCATTCTGTCAAATTCATCAACTCTAATTCCAATTGCTGAATAATATTTTTTCCAACCGATTGACTTCATATAAGAATTTAAAGCATTCAATTTCATTTCTCTATTACAATGTGGCGTAGCTGGATTTGATATTCCGTATTTTGCAATTACAGCTTCAAATGGTTCTCCGTTTCGGCTCGCAGTTTCAAAAGTTACAATTTTATGCGTTGTTCCTTTTTTGTTTTCAGGATTTACAACAGCTTCAACCCAAACAACATCGACATTAAATAATTCAGAACATTTTTTTACAAACAAAAGAGTTTCTTCATTTTCTTGTCCAGTATTCGCAAAAGCAACTTTTATTTCATATTTGCTTTTCCAATTTTTTAAAATCCACCATAGCATATAAGCGGAAGTTTCGCCACCTGAAAATGAAACAAGCAATTTATCTTTCAATCCCACATCTGCCGTTAACACGTGTTTGGCAATATGGCAAGTTTCGGGATTAATTTGAAGTTCGTTTTGCATCTGAATTATTAGTTTTAAATTTAAAGTCTGGGTTTATTTTTTTGCCACATCGCCAAGCACGATACCGTTACTTCAACTTATTAAACCTCAAAAACTTCTTATGCTCTTTTGCAATGCTTTCTTTTGCGACTTCTTGACATTTTTGTTTGCCGAGATCTAATAACATATCGCCTTTTAATGTTACGTTAAATTGTAGCATCTTTTCTCTATCGTTTTTTATTTTTT